CCTTTGCCATGGGCTTGAACTTGGTTTTGAATACGCGAAAACCGCCCCTCCGTCCAGCGTTATGCCGGATGGAGGGGCGGTGTTTATTCGCTGCGGCTACTTGCCGGCCATGCGTACGGGGTTGTATGCGACTCCGAATCCTGCGGCGATGATGCCTGCGGCGGTACTGATGAAACCGCCGATTTCGGGGGAGCCGAAGCTCATGAACCCGAGTCCGATGACCGAGGCGACGAGCGTGACCACGTAGATGACGGTGCGCACCGTGTCATTGAACACGGGAGTGTACGGCGTGGCCGTATGGTCGGGAATATTGGGCGTGCCGGTTTCCGTGATTTCTTCGAGTTGGGTGTCCGGCGTGTTGTCGGTCATGTTTTGCTCCGATCAAAAAAATAGTGGTGATGCCGCCATCGGGAGTAATGGCGGCATCGGTTGGTTTTAGCGGCAGGTCACCACGTCACCGGGGTAGTAGACGTTGATGTTGCCGGAGGGTACGGTGCATTGGCTGACGCTGTAACCGTGCGCGGTGGCGAAATCCCACACGGTGTCGCCGTACTGGAGGGTCTTGGAAACCCCGTTGGACGGCGCGGCCGTGGTGGAACCGCCGCCGTAGGTTACGACGTCGCCCACGTAGCAGCGGTTGATGTCACCGCTCGGCGTATGCCATGCGGACAGGGGCCATGCGTTGTAGGCTACGGCGAGTCCCCAGATGGTTTCTCCCCATTGCATGACGTGGCTGATGCCACCCGTGTTGGGAGTGGGCTGGGGGTCGCTCGGCTGTGCGGGCGCGGCCGGTGTGGCCGGTGGCGTGGAGCCGCCGGCCGGGTTGGCGTACAGGTCCCACTGCCATGCCTCGCCACGGAAGATGTTGAGGTCGATGGGACTCCACGTGTTGACGACACCGGTGCCGGAGTACTGGCGCATGGCCTCGCCGTACGCGCCTATCATCCACGGATTGGCCTGATAGCCGGTCGGGCTCATGTTCGCGTATTGGGCGATCCACAAACCGTATCGGTCGCGGATGTCTTGCGGGATGGTGCCGGCGACCGGGCCGGTGTACAGCAATGGGCGCACACCGCCGCTCAATCGTTCGCACTCACTCATGAATCGACGCACCCAATCCCAGTCTCCCCATGCGGGGTTGTCGTCCATCTCCCAATCCAACGCCACGATGCCGTGACGCCAATAGTTCGACGTATTCGTGTAGAAGAACCGGGCCTCGGCCTCCGGGTTGCCTCCCATGGCGTAGTGATACAGGCCGAATTTCTTGCCGGATGCCTGCGCCTGGGCGATCATGCGGTTGGCGTCCGTGTTGACGCCGGACACGAGACAGTTGTTATACACCTGCCCCGTGCCCCATGTGGTGCCGACGACAACGAAGTCGGCCTGCGTGTTGGCGATGTCGATGCCGCACTGCCAGTTGGACACGTCGATGCCCTGCATGTCGGCCATCGCCGCCGGGGCGAACGCCATGGAGACCGCGGCGACGAGCGCGGACAGCGTCACGCCCACGCGCCGGTGCAGGCGTCCGTGTTTCGGCTTGCCTTTGTTGAGGATTCCCACATCCTCTCCTTCCCGCCCCGAGTCAAGGGGCAATAGAAAAGCCATCCCGGAATGGGATGGCTTTGAAAACCTGTGTGAAAATCAATGCCTGTGCGCGCCATGATTGAATATGATGATGAGCGCGAGCAGTAGCAGGTATATGCCGCCTGCGATCATGAGATGCGTCATTGCCTGTCCTCCAAGTATTTTTCGGCGGCCGAGATGATCCAGCATTGCGCGTCCAATTTCTCAAGCTTCGTCAATTCGTATCTGACGGCCTCTGAATGGTCGTGCGACTGGTCGCCGTAGATCAGGCTGATGATCGTGTTTTTGATCGTGTCGCGGCAGAGTTCGTCCAACCGTCCATCGAATTTCTCAGTACGCTCGCCTAGCTGCCGTGTTTTTGCGAAATGCTGCGAGAGCGGCGAATCGTAGGGCAGGCGTTCCGGCCGCACGTGCGAATACAATCCGGTCGCCAGCGCGTCCAAAGCGCCCGGCCATATCCTGAGCAGCAGGGTGATGAGGGCGCACGCGCCACCCACTCCCCCGAACCCGGCTAGAAAATTTTGCAACACATTACATCTCCTTTATGGAAAAGCCCCGCACATGGCGGGGCTTTGATCTTGGTTAATACGGGTGGTCAGAGGCGGCGAACACGAGCGGCAATCCGACATGCCATGAAAATCATTCGCTCCATGCCGGAATCTCGCCCTCAATCCTCGGCCCTGAAAGCGTGTTGACCTATTCGCGGAATCTTGTGCGCGGCGACATTCATTGCCTTGGCGTTAGGGTGGACCTTGTCGTGCATGTACCCATTTTTTTCGCCGTCCGGCATCCAGTCGAACCAGTCGCGGGCGACGTTGAAACCCTTGCCCTCGAACAGTGTGTACGTCTGACGGAGGACGTTACTGTTGGATGGCCTGTTTGATGTGCCGGCCGAGGATTTGGCCGAGTTTGACGGCTCCCTCCGCGGTGGGGTGAATCATGTCGGAGACGGTCAACCCACTGCCGAGCGCCCATACTTCGTCGGTCGCGTCGATGACCGGCACGCCCAGCGTCGTCTCGGTGAACAGGATTCGTTCCGAGGATTGCAGGGCCGTGAAGTTGTTGGTCATGATGGTGCCGGCCGGCAGGCCCGTCATGACCGGCTTGGCCTCAGTCGCAGCGGACCTGAACATGCACTGGAGCGCGTAGAGAATACGAGCCTGCGGGTACTTGGCCTTCAGCTCGTCGAACTTCGCCTTGTATGCGGCGGCGATCTTCGACAGGTCGGTCGCGGGCTTGGTGTCCGTCAGGCCGTCGTGCAAATCGTTGCTGTAGAACCCGTAGATGACGATCACTCCCGGCGTGTTCGCGGCGTCGGCCTTGACGAGCGAGGCCAGACGGTTGGACTGCATGGCCCATCCACCCTGCCAGCCGGTCTTGTCGCGGGCGATGCGCGCGCCGCCGTAATACAGGTCGATGACCCTCAGGCCGGTGATGGACGCGATCTGTTTGGACTGGTCGGACGGCCAGCTGGTGGCCGTGCCCGGGTTCGCGCCCGAAGGGTACGGGCCCATGTTGGTCAGGCTCGTGTCCGAGTCCACGATCAGCTGCGAGTCGCCGAACAGTGCGAGCGGGCCCTGAATGGACTCGGGCGCGTAGGCCGCGCTGATGGACACGGCGGCGGAAGTGAAACCGTTGATGGTGGCCGTCACCAATATGGTTCCGCCATGCCGCCACGTGAGCGTGTTGCCCGAAACCGTGGCGGTGGAAGTGTCCCTGCTCGTGAACGTCACGTCCTTGGTGGTCAGCAGACCGCCCACATGACCGTCCGCGTAGGTGGCCTTGGCACCCAGTTTCAGACTGCCGGACACGGCCAGGGACTTGGGCAGAGCATTGCCCTTATCATCCGTGATCTCGATGGAGACCACCGTGTCTTTGTCGAGCGGCCATACGAGTTTGCCGTTAATCATGGCGTTGTATGTGTGGCCTCCCATCAATGGTTTGCCGACACGTTTGCCGGCGTAAAAGGCTGGCATGGTCAGGCTCCCTTCACAGTGGCCTTCTTGGCCTTGGCCGTGGGCTCCCCGGTGGTGCCTTCAGGGGTGCCTTCGGTGGCGCCTTCAGCGGTGTCGGCGGTGCCGGTGGAAGGCAGTACGGCGGAAGCGCTCTCAGCCTTGTCCTTCACCGCCTGCACCGTCGAATCAATGGTGGCGATAGCGCTCTCACCCTTCGCCGCAACCGCGTTGGCGGTATCGGCCACGGTCTGAGAATCATTGGCGACGCTAGCAGCCAACGTGTTGGCGTTCGACGCGAGGATATTAAGGTCGGACTGGGTGACGCTCGCGGAATCAGCCGAAGACCGGGCGCTCAGCATGGCGCTCCTAGCCAACGCGGCGTTGGTCTGAGCTTCGGCCGTGATGGACTCCAACGTGCTCATGGCAGCAGCGGCCTTGGTGACGCTCGCCGTCTCATTGAAGATAATCAAAACGTCCGGGTATTGCGCGGAAAGCGCCTCCGCCTCCGACTGGGTGGCGGCACGACGAACCTTCAACAGTTGGGAGCCCGCCATATCCTTCGGCACGAACGTGCCGGCGTCCACCTCCACGAGGTCCGCGTATTCGACCTTGGTCTTGGAGTCCGGCACCTCGACGTAGCGCGTGTACGCCTGCGGCGAATCCGCCAGTTCCACAACCTGCCACACAAACGCAGGAGTCGTAGGCAGCAGGTCAACCGTCAACTCACCCGTTTCGGACAGATTCGCGTCGAACGAAGCCGCGATGATGAGGTTCTTCGCCGCGTCGAAATGGCGGCGTACCGGGCGGAACCGCAGCGTACCGGTCACAGGGTCCAAGCCGCCCGTCTTCGGCTTCCTGATGGAAATATGGATTTGGGTCATTACTGTTCCTCCTTATTGGATTCGATTGTTTCGGGGGCCACGTCCGGGCGAAGCTCGTCCGGCAGCGATGGCTTGGGATGACGTTTCAAAAACTCGGGTTCCGTCACTTCGCAGAACGATTGCAGCCAATGGAACAGGCCACGCACATAGGCCACGATCTTGAAATACTTGCGTTGCACCTCCTCCCAATGCTGGATTTGGGTCTCCTGAAAAGCGACCTGCTCACGCAACGGGTCGATGATGCTTTCCGTGAGAATCTTCACGGCCTTGTCGGCCGCGTCGGCGGTGATGCCGTCGATATCGGCCTCGGTTTTCCTGCTGTTCGACCACGCGCCGACCAGTCCGCCGATGCCGCCACCGCCGAGGAGCGCGAGAATCAACGCGCTCCAAAACTCGGCGCTTGAAAACAGGTCATGAAAAGGGGACATTCAGTGTCCTTTCGAATATGGGAAAGCCCCACACGATATGGTGTGAGGCTAAGTCAACTGACTATCGTCAGGCGTTACGTATTATGCTTACAACAAACGGCAAGGCGGGACACGTCCACTTCACGCCATACGCAACCGCGCATAACGCGAAACACCTTCAACCCCTAACGATGCGTCACGCCAACGCAGACTATTACCAGACGAATCATTGCCGACA